ACTAGATAGATGGATTGATACTGTTGCCTCAAAATTTAGAGCACGTAGTGGTAAGACACAAGAATTTTTTGATATAGAACGACAATCTATTGGAGCACAAGCAGCTGATGCGAATGTTGCAAGAAACCTATCTAGAGATTTAGATGTAGATGTCGACAAACTATTTCCACCCATGCGTACTGTATTTAACAAACAAAATGCAAAAGAAAGATCTGTATTTTTAGGTGAAGTAAATGATGCGTTATTATCTGGTGAAGCAAAACTAGGTGACGATGGTGTTGCAGCATTTGGTAAAATGGATGATGCAGCTATAC